ACCATAAATACACGAGCAGCATCTCTAATTACACCCTTGTCTTTAAAATAAGTGTAGGTGGAAATAGAAGCAACATGCTTAAACTTCTTCTTTAAATAATCTTTAACCTCTTTACGACGACGGTCTTCAAAGTCTGTATCAATATCTGGAAAGTCATTACGCTCAGGATTAATAAATCGGAAGAACAGCAAGTCATATTCAATTGGGTCTACATCTGTAATTCCAAGAGCATAACAAACTAAAGATCCTGCAGCAGAACCACGACCTGGCCCTACCATAATATTATTTTCTTTAGCCCAATTAATCATGTCTGCTACTACTAGGAAATATGATGCAAAGCTTTTATCTTTAATAATTTCTAATTCTTCAATTAATCTTTGTTCATATCCGTCATTTCCAAGCCATGACGAGGTCAGGCGTAGTGTTTCTAGGCCTTTAAAGGCCATTTGGGACAACTTTTCATCGGCATCTGTCTTAGGTACTGGGAGGAGATCTAAACCCCTGTTAAAATCGTATTCTCCAATTTTTTCAGATATCTCAATAGTATTATCATATATATCCGTACGAGTAATTCCAGCCTTATTAAAGTCAGCCTCAATTTCAGACCTTGATTGAATAAATAAATTATAGTCTTGAAATGATATTCTTCTGTCTGGGTACAGGTAATTAAATCTATCCAGCATATTATTCATATTCTTGGACATTTCAAAATCTGCTTCTTTATCTGATTTAGGAGATGTAGATAGAATAAGCATTGCTTCTTCTAGTATTTTATCTTCTCCTTTAGCAAAATGAGCATCTCCAGTTGCTACTGGCTTTATATTTAATTTATCTGCTAGATCTAATAAATTGCTATTTATTTCTTTGGGGTTATGAGATTGTACTTCAATGTAAAAATCTTCGCCAAAAGTTTTCTTAAAATCTTTAAGTAGAATTTCCGCTTCCTCAAGGTTTCCTTTTTCAATGCACTTACTAATAAGCCCATTAAGGCATCCAGAAAGAACAATAATATCTTCTGCATATTCTTTTAGAACCTCCCTGTCAATTCTAGGCTTATGATAAAAACCTTCATTCCAAGCTAACTCTTGAAGTCTATTTATATTACTTAATCCATTTTGATTTTTAGCCAATAAGATAATGTGATTATATGCCTGAATACTTTTATCTGTTTTTGATGACCTATCAAATCTATCTGTTGGTGATATGTAAGCCTCTACTCCAAGAATTGGTTTAATTCCAATTTCTTTACAGGCCAATTGCATTTCTCTATGTGATGAAAGTGTACCATGATCTGTTATGGCAATAGATGTCTGTCCAGCATCTTTTGCAGCCTGTGCTAGTTCTAGTGGAGAGTTAAGGCCATCCATTAGGCTGTAGTAACTATGTACGTGTAAGTGTGTAAAACTCATTAATAACCGCCTAAACAAATATTTCGTGTATGACTTAGCCTAGTTTTTGTTATTATTTTTTTACTTGGAGCATACAATACCTCTAGGCAAGTACTGCATTTATAACTCCACTCTTTGGCAAAATAATCATATATAGCTCCAGATAGTTTAAGGTTTCTGTTTCTAACAAATTCCATAAATGGATCTGGTATCTCATAAGTTTGCATGTATTGATTCTACTAAATAAAATGAGGGATGGCAATAGCCACCCCTCAGATTATTAAATTACCACTCTACGCTGCCTGCTGAGGCGTGAGTCTCTTCATTGTTACTGTCGCCCATATAGAAAGCTTCTTGCTCTGCATATGGAACATGCCTTACGGCAGTTTTTTCAAGATCAAATAACTCTAATCCTGAAAAATCAAAAGGTGTTTCATCTTTTGCCAATGGGATAATTGTATAGCTTGTATCCGTTTTGCTGCCATTTCTTTTAATGCGCCACATTAAGTTTGTAATGCTTCCCATTTCGCCAGCATACTCAATAAGGGTAGGAGTAATTGTTTTTCCACTGGTTCCTTGAGATAATATTGCAACATATGGTTCATTTTTTCCATCATCAACTAATACATTTATATAAATACGTGTTCTAGCTTTCCAGCCAGCTTTTGGATCTTTGCGATGTTGTTCATTTGCCCAGTCACGACCTTCTGTTTCCATTGTGTCTAAGGCTTTACGTCTGTAGTCTTTTGGATTAGTGTGCTCTAAAGCAATAAATCCACATCCAAGTTTATCGTTATAGTTGGGAGAATCTGCATCCAACTCTTGGAGAAATCTAACTTTTACGCTTTCTCCGTCTTCAATCTTTAACCAACGACCTTTATTTTCTTCTCCACCTGAATATACAGGCTTGTCTAGTGCTTTATTTAGGTCTTTTAGACCCTTTACTATACTCATTTTTTCTCCTTTGGTGATGGTATATATCCATCTGTATGGTCATTATATCATTAATTCCAGGATTTGTATTCTACATCAGAAACCGAATTCTTAATACAAGATTGGATTTCTTCTTCGGTCATGTCTCCTGAATCTTTTGCATTGTGAGGATATATCTTACCATAAGAATAAGATGCCCACAAGATATCTTTATTTTTTAATTTATTAGAAATTGATAAACCTAATGCTCTTCCAGCTTCGTCTGCGTCCGTCATAATAGTAATTTTGTTAAAGTATCTATTTAATAAATTAATATTGTCTGAGGATATATGTCCGCCAAGAGTGGCGACCACGTTTGGGAAACCAGATTGATGCACACGGATTGCATCAAAACTTGATTCTACAATTATGACATGATCGCCAATTTTTTTAGCACGATGTATATTAAACAAAGTTTTATTCTTGGGAAGGTTTGTGCTATTTTTAAATTTCTTTTCTGTAATTGATCTACCCACTAAACCAACTGGAATTCCGTCTGGACTATGGACTGGGACAATTACCATGTTTTGTGCTTCAGAATATCCTAATTTAAAATAGGTCATTGATGCTTGATTGATTCCACGAGATTCAAAATAGTCTCTTGCTTGCTTATTTAATGTAAGTTCAATCGTTAAGTCATCTAATTTCTTTTGATCAAATTCTATAAAGTCAGGTTTTTCTTCAAACATTTGATTTAAAGCTTCATCAAAATCATCTAGACCTTCGGATTCTTTTGATGATATTAGCCTAATAGATTCAAAGTCATTTTTACCAGTAACCTTTTTAATTAATTGAATTATGTTTCCAGTTTCTCCGCAGGCTGGATTAAAGCATAGCCATGCACCATTTTCTTCGCTAATATAAAAACTAGGGCTATGTGTATTATTATGGAATGGACAATATATAACTAGGTTATTATTTGATTCACTAATTATCCTTAAACCAATTTCTTTTACTACTGCTTTTATATGGTTTGGTGCATATTGCGTGGAACTAACTTCCCTTGTGTTATTCCCTCTGATTCCCATGCTTTCCGCCTTCCTGTATGTATCCCATGTAGAGTCATTAAAAATCTCCATGTTTCTCCTGTAAATTCTACTGAAAATGCAGTGTCTATGTCAAGTACCCTTGAATATCCTTTGTCTCTCATTTGATGAGTTAACATATTTTCATATTGATTTCTAAGTCTAATTAGATCTGAATCGTCCTTAAACTGTACATCAATTTGAAATCTTTTAATTGGCTTGTGGTGGTACATAATCATATAGTTCTTTAATAATACCTCTATTGATATCCCAATCTAAATGGAAATCAAATTCATGTCCATGACGATTCTTTCTTGAAACCACTTCAATTAAATTAGTTCCTGGATATCTATGAATAGCCATAGCCATATCAGCATCATATTCAATTGCCTTAGACCAAGCAACCTGTGACATCATTGGGGGATTATCTTGATCAGAAATGTCATCTGCAGTTGCTGCGGTGATATCAATAACTGGAATATTATTAGTTACAGCTAACAATTTAAATTCACGAGATACGTTTCTATTTCTTTCTACTTCAGAATTACTTCTTTTATTATCATTAAACAATTGATGATAATCTAAAATAACTAAGTCTGGTTTATGCTGATCAATCTTTCCTTGAATGGTTGCTGGAGTAACGTCCCCTGCTCCTTCATTTGATACCAGAACAAAACTATTTTTACCCTCAAACTTTTTTTGACCCCATGATTTAAAATCATCTATATTAATATCACCTTTTGATAAATCGCTAGCCTTAAACAAACCTGATCCAAGCATTGTATAAATACGATCACGCATATTTTCAGGAGACATTTCTAGAGATATAATCATTGGTTTAAATCCTTGCTCCCAAGCTTTACATGCAAGGTATGAAGTAAACCATGTTTTACCTTTACCTGGCCAACCAATTGCAACAATTAAATGCCCTGGGGCCATTCCAGTTGGGTATGCTGTATCAATTGCTTGAAATCCTGTTTTAATTCCTGGACTTCCACCCATTGCTAATGATCTATCTTTAACAGACATAAAATGTCTTTCTGCTGCATCTAAGTCTGTTACATCTAAGTCTCTTACGTTATTTGTAAATCTAGATAAACTAGCAAGCTTGCTTTGCATATCGGCTAAAACTCTAGATGCTGCATCTTCTTTTAGTGCTGATCCGCTTTGAAGAATAATACCTTTTAGTCTAGAAGATAAATATTCATTTTTTAATTTATCTAAATAATATCCAGTTTCTGCTTTTACATTAGTGTCTGGTTCAAAGTCTTTAAATTTTTCTTGCAACACACCAACTTCAGGTACTGCTTTAAACTTATAATAATATAACTTTAAACCTTCCCAGATATCTCGATGAGATGTAAACAGGTCATCTACGTTATCTGCAAGTAATGTGCTGATGTCTTTGTTTTTACATACTGCTGATATTAGTGTTGATTCAGTATTCACTCATTTTCGCCTTCTACTAATTTTTTGGTTGCTTCTTGAAGAATGCGACGATTTGTTTTATCCTTCTTAATTTCTTTTTCCATTATATCAATTTTATCAAAGTTAAAAAAGAAAAATTGTAATGGGTGGCCATTTTTACCTGTAGTAAAATAGTACTCTATTAATTCTTTTGCACGACTATATCCTATGCTATCAATAACATCTTGCATGGCCCATTTTTCTCTATATTTATTTAGAGATGGCATTTTGCCATATTTATTCTGATACATATTTTGATATATGCTTAATAGAATATAGGGCTCTTTACTATTTGCCACTCTTTAACTCTTTCTCGACTTCTTGAGTTTTTTCTATTAGCTTATCTTCAACAAATTTATATACTCTTTCTGTAGCATCATTAACAGTTTCTCCATCTCTGACAGAGTCTTCTACCCCAACTCCAATTTTAATACTTTCAAAATTACCAAGATTTCTAGTAAATGATAAGTCGATTTTAACAACTGTTGTCACTTGTGCTCCGCCTTTCTATGCCTACTTAAAGTATCGCTTCCAAAAATAGCCCAGCGCAATTCTATCTCTTTGTTGCAAATATCACATACAACAAATCTGCTAGACACTACTCCGCCTTCCATACTGGTACAAATCCAGAATCGGTCTTAGTATACAATATAATGTTGTTTTTGAGAAGTGCCCGTAATTCTGCTTTTGAAGGTAAATCCTTTGTGTACCCAGCCTCTAGTATATATTCATGTAATTTAAATATATCAGATTCACTAAGCATAAATTTATACCATGAGCTTTCTGGATTACTTATAGGATAAACCTTTTGTGGTATAGAAATTTTACCTTGAAGTATATATTCTTCAATTGTAACTTTATGTCTACCAAGTATTTGTCCTGTTTGCTTAATTGTATAAGCAGTCTCCATATTCTTTTCTGCATCTGAATACGAGTACATAACTCTTTTTTTGTCTGGGTAGCACCATGCAACAACTTCATCTTTAGCTCTAGATAATCTAATTACTTTATGTAATTTATTATTTAAGAAGAAATAGAGAAATTTTTTGCGTACTCTCGATCCTTTTTTTCTAACCATTTTCCAAATCTATTCGTTTCTTTATTAATCATCCATCGTTTTCCGCATAGAATACAAAATAGTTCTACATGAAGTTTTTGAGAAAAAACTCTATCTACGAATACTCTTCCAGAACATTTACCGCACCACATTATAAAGTAAACAGCTTTCCATCAACAACGCATGTGTAGTCTGGTGATATATGTATCATATTAACGTGAGGGTATTTTCCATTCTCAATATGAGCAACAGCAAATCCTTTTTGCCAATCATGGTGTTGAGTATACTTCATACCTGGACCCTTTTCGTCACACATGTGTCCAATTTCATAGCCTCTAATTGTTTCACCTTTACCCTTGTTTCTTAATTCATATGTTACCATATGTGAAGCAATTCTATGTGAGTGTCCACGAATTAATGAGATCTGAAGGTCTTCCATATCTTTTCTAATTGCACCAGTGGCTGAAACTGACATGCCGTGGTGTACGTGGATATCTCCAAATCTACGCTTAGGCAATTCATTATAATAAATATAGTCATACCCTAAAGAATCTAAACTCCACAAGGCTTCTGGTGTTACATGCTTTGCATACTCTGGGATTTTTTTATCTAAATAATCAAAAATTCTAATATCATGATTTCCTAATGCAGAAAATAATTGTGCGTCTGGGAGCATCTTTCTTGTTCTAGCATAAAATTCACGAGCACCACTTGCCTCTAATTTCATGTCTTTAAGCATTAACTCTAAATCATTTGTTACGTTATCATCTTTATATGCTTTAATAAACTCTGTTGGCTTGCCATCTGTATATTTACTGTAGCATGCCTGATCATCTGTATCTCCAAGATAGTCTACGACATCTGGCTTAAACCATTTCATTACCTTAAACCAAAGCTCAATTGCTTTATTATCTTGATATGGAAATTGTTGATCTGAAGACAGCATCCACTTTAAATCATTAGACATCTAATATCCTTAAATTAAAAAAGTCACGGTTTCGTGACTTTATAGAACATGCTATATTTTAACATATTCTTTTGATCTGTCAAGCATTAAATATTTTTAAGTTGTGTGGCCATCCAATTAATATTTACTAACATTGTAGCTTTGGAGTTATTGCTTACGGCATATATTGTTCCACCTGTTTTATCTGCATTTAGTACTGTAGCGACTGAAACAACACCTGTTGATGCAGTTAACGCTTGTCCCATAGAGGCAACAAATCCAGTTTCTGATCCAGCAATAAAAGATGGTGTAAATGTTACTGCTACGGATACGGGAGTTGTTCCTTTTAATGTTACTGATTCTGATCCTTGATCAGAAACTGCTACTCTATTTTGACCGCTAGCATCTTTTGTAGCATTTAATAAACTTGTAGATTTTGTAAAAACGTCTGTTAAATTTGACTGTAATTGATTTAAATCATTAGGGTCAAATGGGGCACCCTCATTAAATGTTACAACTTTCCAATTTGCTGCCATTATAAATTTTCTCCTAATTCATGTGAATTTATCTCTGACTCACTGACCTCTACTACCTTAGACCTATTAAGTCCATATTTAGAGAATGAATCTGGGTCCACAATATGACGCTTTTTATTTTGCGATATTAAATACATTTTACCATCTGCAATGTTCTTGATCAAAGCGCCATCTCTAAATCCTAATTTGCCAGACTGCTTAATCAAAGATAATGCTGATTCTGTAGCATTTACTGTAGTAAAAGACCAAGACTCTTCTGCTCTCTTAGATATCAATTTATACCTTTTCCCATCTTTAATCCAGTAGGTGCCCTTGTCTGTTTTAACAGCAATGCCTGAAGGAAAATCAGTCGGAGAGGTTATTAAGATGCTCTGAGTATTCTTCTTTAGCTTTAGCATTTTCCTTTTCCATAAGCTGTGTAATCTCTGCACGTAATATTGCAATTTGAGTTTCATAATTTGATACCAGTTCACCCATTCGTTGCTGTAGAGCCGTGATAATTAATTCTGCTTTTTCCATTTTAACCTATGCTTCTAGTTTTGTTTTTTCTGAATTTAAAGCTGAAATTTTTGTAACAATTTTCTCTATCTCATCGTTTAAATTAGATAGAGCTGCTAAGTTAGGACTTGTAATAGAGCTTTCTTCAACAATAGATAATTCAATATTGTATTTGCTATTTTCTAAATTTTTAATATGCTGTCCAATAATAGCTATTTTTTCTTCTTTAGTAAGTTGCATTTTTTACCTCCTTTATTATTATAACATAATTAGACTTTTTTAACCAGCCTAATTTAAACATATTTATTTCTAATAGAATACGCAATTCCTACCCTTGGAGCAGAAACTGTTGTTACTTCATGCGGAGTTCCTGTTGGCAAGTAAACCATGTCTCCTGAATTTAATATCTTTTTAATTAAAGACCCGTCTCCCTTTTTAATTTTCCATTCTGCAGATCCTAAACAATTTAAATGTATTTGTTGACAAGAGTCTTGATGCTCTTTTAATCCGCTGGTGGGTCCAAGTGTATCTGACATAATAACTGCTGGTTCGTCCCAAACAAGGTCCCCCCATATTTTATAAAGACCATTTCTTAAAATATTAAATCCGTCAAATTTTTTCATTAAAGGAGACCCTGTAGTTTCAAAAGCTATTGACAAATTATTATTTTCCCATCTAGTAGGTCTTCCATAATTTGCCTCTTTGCGATAATTTAAAAAATCTTCCCATGATTCTTTAAAATCAATTTTAGATTCTATAAAGCCAATTTTATTATTTTCTTTTAACTCAATAAGATTTTTTATCCAGTCCATTAATCAAGCCAGCTAACTACGGCATACCTTGTGCCGTTATATACTTTATTTACTGAATGATTGTATACATAAGTTGATGGAAATATCAACATAGAATTTTTTTCTGGCTTATAAGATAAATTAAATCTTGGGAAATTGATTTCTCCTCCTTTATAGTTATCGTTTATATACCATGCGGTTGAAATTGTTCTTGGATATGTTAAATCATCATCTAAATGATTTGAAAAAAAATGTCCTTCTCCATATTTTAATAATTGATAAGAGTCATGTGTTTTTGTTTTAACTCCGTACATTGATTTATAGTCTTCTTCAACTGGGTGCATAAATTCATAAAGTTTTTTTCCTAAATTATAATCAAATATTTCTTTAACATTTTCTGGCTCTATCTTTTTTAATTTTGGGTAAGAACAATGAAATACATGTAAATTCCTTACGCTATAATCTATAACATCTTTTCCATCTTTTAAAATATGTGGCTCAATCCAATTTAATCCTGTTTCATTTAACGATAAAGACTCTTCTATATCTTCTATAAAATTTAAATATGAGTTTTTTATGTTTCTATATATTACAATACCAGGAGCAATTTCTTCTTTTTCAAACATTACCATTTACCTATTGGGCATTTTGATTCTTCTAGTTTAGTTTTTAATTTCATAAGGCATCCACATTGTTTGCATTGTGTTGTTAATTTTATTAATTCTGGGCATGAGTAACATATTTGCATTCTATTATTTTTAATATCGTCTGTGGCAATTTTAACGTGTGGATTTAAAAGGTCTAATGGAGTTGTGCCATTTTTTTCTTTATATTGTTGCCATTTACTTTTTTCTGTCATTCATATTCTCCTGGAATTATGAACTGCCCATCTACGTACAGCCAGCCAGCCTCTGCCAACTCGGCATGTCTTTGGACTGCTTTGTCAACATATATAAATTGAGGGTTAGACAAAAAAGCTGCCTGAGTCATTTCATTACACAAAATTTGATCTGCTGTTCCGTTATATGTAAATGATAAACAAAATAAGCCATTTATCATACCACACTCAGAAAAACCTGTTCCATTAATAATTTTTTCTGCAATTTCTTCTTTTACCCCGATAAAAAAAGCTATTTCTCCATCAAGGATTATAGCAATTTGTTTTGCCAATTCACCTAGTTCTATTTTAACTTGTTTTACTCCTGGAATAAACCAGTCTTCTTGTTGTAAATTAATCATATATAAATTATACCTTTTCTAATAAATTTTGTAAATAGTATATTTATCATGAATATTGAGCACAACATATTGCCCTGGATCCGTCTGAGTTATTATACGCATCACATGCTCCTGGTGAAAAACATGTATAATAATTATTACTTGCAGGGTTTGTTACATCGTAACTCTTACATGTATATCTATATTCTATACATACCGATGGAGTAACGGCTGGAGTAACGGCTGGAGTAACCGCTGGAGTAACGGCTGGAGTAACGGCTGGAGTAACGGCTGGAGTAACTGCTGGAGTGACTGATGCAGAAATTGGTGGTGTATATGATATTGAACTTGAAGCAGAACCTCCTGTTTGATTTGCTCCATTATATACTGTTAATGAAATAGAAACTTCAGCTCCCGAATAAACCTGAAACGATGATCCCGAATCAGATACAGAAGAACTAGTTTCAGTAGTTCCATAGTCTAAATAATTAGCAACAAATGGTTGCAATACATTTAAGAAATATGACGCTTGACTTGTAGAAGACCAACTTACTGATACTGTTACTAATTGTGTAGATGATGTCGTAGGTGCTGATGCAGTTAGTGACGTAATTGTAGGAGGTGAAACTGGTGATACCGCTGGAGTGACCGCTGGGGTAACCGCTGGGGTAACGGCTGGAGTAACTGTACCTCCTTCTGGTACACAGATTGTAGAGCTAAAGTTAACTGCTACTCCGCCTACCGTTGCAGATATATAAGCATAATGAGTAAATGAAGTATTTACTCCAGTCCATTCATAACCCTGATCAAGTAACGGAACTGTATTGGAGCTAAATGCGCTTCCATCACACCGATACAATCTAATTGTTGCATTTGTTGAATTAGTTAATACTGCTGTGCTTCCAGTACTAGAGCTCCAGGATCCTCTTGTGCCGTCCGAAGATACCGCTCTAACCCAATAATAACGTGTTATAGGGTTGTTAGTTAAAAGACCGTTAGTGTCTGTTAGGCTTGTAGTATTTGATGTGTAAGAAGCAATTCCTGTGTTTGAGTCTGTAGTATTATATGATATTTCATAAAATGAAGCATCTGATGCAGCCGACCAGGTTAGATAATAATTAGCATCTGCGCCCCAAGTCCATCTTTGTATTTTATAACTTGTGGAAATTGCTTCAAGGCTAGTACTTATTCTTTGATTTGAATAGTCTTTTGTATGACTTAAATTTTGTGGAGTTCCTGGTGTTATTGTTGCCGTTAGAGTTTGTGCAGTTGTGGATTCAAAACCAGAAAATCCAAAATAGTTATCAGCACCAACCCATAAATAATAAAGTGTATTTTGAAGTAATCCAGTAACTTCTGTGCTAGTTGAACTGTATCCTCCTGAAGGGTAATTGCCTCCATCTGGAGGAGCGTTGCTTGTAGTAATTGCCCAAATGTATCCTGTTGGTACCCCGCCAATTGGGTTAGCCTGCCAACTAAATGTTAAACTATTTGTTGTAATATTACTTACAGATAAGTTAATTGGTTTTCCTGGTTTATTAGAAGTTAATGTAGTTCCACTTATTTGATTTGAAAAGTTACCATAATATCCATTTGCAGATGTTCCTGTCCACGGAAGTATTCTAAAATCATATTGTGTTCCTTCATTTAATGCTCCAACTCCTCCAGATCCAGTTGAACCATCTACTGTTACCCAGTCTAGCCATGTACTACTTGAGGATTGTTTATATTGTATTACTTGAGATCCAGAATGTTGTGATGGGGTCCATGTAAAACTTATTGAATAGTTATCCGTGACTGCATTATACTCACTTTGACTATATGTTAAGTTAGTAATATCTCTTGGCATTTCAAATGTTATTGGGTCAGAATCTGAGGTTGTTGAATTATTGTTTGATGATGTTGCTGTAACTGAAAATCTAAATTGATTTTGTTTATTTGGGTACATATTAGACTGAGGTACGTCGTACGTTTTAGTATTTACTGATCCAACAGATGGATTTGTAATGTTACCTGAATCCATTTCAGGAACAACCCATGTTGTAAAATCTAAATTATATTTTTGAAATAAATAAATTCCACTATTAAAATTTGTCCAATTATAGTTTCTACCAGTTAATCTTATAGTGCCATTTGCATTAGTTGTTTTGATAATTTCAACCTGTTCAGAAATTACTGGAACTAGCCCAGCTGACCAAAATGATTTCCATGATCCAGATACATTTATAAATCCATTTATAATTTTTTTCCATGAACCATTTAAATTGATATATCCATCAATTATTGTTTTCCATGAACCACCCTTATTAATAAATTGAGGCATTATGGATTGTATACTAACATGATAAGGCCTTCTTGATTAGCAGGCCAGGATTGATTAATTGTTGATGCTCCTCCAAAAACTGAATTTGATATAGCTGCAATTGGTCTTAGCGATTGTGCATTTATTACACTGTCCGCAACATTGGTTTTACCTGTAGTTAATTCTGTGTAACCGTCACTTCCACTTATAGTAAGACCATCAAATTGATCACTTAATTGAATGTTAAGGTATCCACCTGTGCCATATTTCCAAAGTCCAATTTTTGGAGAAGATCCATTGATAAATGTGGATGACGGTGCCCCTCCAGTTGAAATAAGAAGCCCGTTGTGTGAGTCTAGTGGTGATATATGTGCTATTGCTTGTGAGTCAGAGTCATAAAAAGAAATAGCATTTGTTGAAGAATCTAACACTGTTCTTCTTCCGCTGGCAGAAGATGAAGATGTTACCGTAGATCCGAATATACTAGATCCAACAATATCTCCTGATAGGGTTAAAGCCCCATTAGATGTTGTTAAAGTAAATTTACCACTAGGAGATCCCGATCCGTTATAGTGTGCAATTTGAGAAGGAGTAAATCTTATATGACTTGAATCTGGACTTCCTAAATACATAGCGGAGTCATTACTATTTATCTGAAATGTGCCAGTAGTATTCTGTAAATAGCTTCCTGATATTTGCCATCCACCAATTGTTCCAGATTGTGCTTTCAATGTACCGTTTCTAGATACACTAAATGGGGCTAATCCAAATGTTTCATTTCCTAAATATATTCCGCTTGAATCTGATTTAAATATTGAAGTCCCTGATCCTGCTGAAAGATCTCCAGTAAATATTCCTCCTCCATTAACTGTTAAGCTTGGGGTTGGGCTTGAAATAAATTTTAATAACTCTTGTCCGCCAGTTCCATATATTACAAATGGTGTTGTAGATCCTGATAATTCTACTCTTGCTCCGCCACTAATTCCAGCAAGTATTTGTGCATCTGCTGAAAGGAATCCTGTTTTAATTTCGCTTGCTGCTACCTTATCAACTGTAATATTTGTTGGGCTAGAAGAAACTGCTGTTGATGTTTCAACTGGTGGTACTGCAGCATTTACAGTTTTAATCTTAACGTAATATGGCACACCATATTCTAATTTTGTCCCAAGCGATTTATCAATTACAGTTCCAACTCCAATTGATACTTGATTAGTTCCGTTTGCAAAGTTTAATGAATGAACCCAATTATTATCACTTGTAACAAACTCAGCCGAGGTTCCTACATAAACCTTAGCGCTTGCAAAAGCCCCTTCAGAAAAATTGCTGGCAACGCCATCGACTAATTTTTTACCATTCCAAGAAACAATAATTGATGCTAGCCCTGCAGTTAATGTTGGAACATCTGGGTTTTCTGGACTAATTATTGTCTGTCCAGCATCAGCCACAGTTACTGTTCTTGAAGTGCTTACAGGAGACGTACTTCCATAATTAGTTACTGCATACAAGGCAACTATGTATTGTCCTGCTGGTGCGGCAATTGTTTGTGTTCCTGAAGTTTTAAAGCTACCAGCTGGTTTTAATCCATTAAATGGAGAACCATCTATATATATATCAACTCTATCTATGTTTGTTATTGGTTTCCCAGAACTATCATTTCCATTCCAAGTAACTTTAATAAACCCTTTATCTCCAACAACATCAGAAACTCCAAGATTTGGTCTGCCTGGCACAATTTCTCCAGTTGTTGTTATTATTTTAGTAGCACCCCATAGCCCATATGTGCCATCTTTATATTTCCATCTAAATTGAATTGGATATGTTGTATTTAAATTTAGATCTGCGACTGTTACTATAAAATAGTTGCCGTCTTCAACAGCAACCGATGTGTCTTTTAGCAGATCTTGATATGCTGACATTTTAGTTCCAGTCTAGGTCTAATTTATATTCTATATCCAAAGACCTACCAGCAATTTTTTTAATGCCATAAAAAGATCCAGCACCAGATACTGTTCCAGTATTATTTTTTGAAAGTGTTACTGTATTATTTGAAATATCAGTTATTAGAGAACCAGACGCTATTCCAGTTCCAACAACTGGTTGACCTACAAACAGATTATTTATTGATCCAACTGTTATTGTATTTTGTCCCGATGTTCCAGATATTGATGTTGTATTGTTTACAACAGATCTACTGATTAATCCAAAAAATGGATCAAATGTATCTTCATCATTAATTCTTAATCCATCAAAGCCAACATATGTAGTATTGCTTCCAGATGGTGTAATTGTTATTCCAATTTTATTAATTAATTTTTTGTCTGGGGAAACAGCACTTGTTCCAGCATATACTAATGACATTAATATATCATTTGTAATTGCATGTCCTAACTCTTGAGATGGCATTATTTCATATTCAAAATATTGAGTATCTGAGCTATACAATTTAATTTTAATAGATTCCAGTTCTTGATCTAATTTATTATATGCTAATCTTAAAGTGTCGTTTACGCTGTATCCAGATAAATCAATTGGTGTAATGTTATAAAAATATTCATTAGCATCTGGCCCGTCTGACTGCATTACTACTAAATTGTTACCAATTCTTGGATTGTTAGTAGAATAGTCTGCTTTAAATAAATCTTCATCTGTCCAGTCTAAGTAGCTAGAAAAATCTGTTAAAAATTTACTATCATAATTATTAATTGAAGTTCTGTCCGATGGGTAGAGTCCTATCTCATTAATATGTCCCTCTACATCTTGCGGTATTGATGTTTTAAAAATTGCAGAATATGTTGATGTACCGTCAACTGTCTGTATGTCAGATGATCCAAAAAATACTGGTACTCTATAAAACTCAAAACCTAATCTTGTGTCATTTTCTGCGGCAGTAGTGTAGTCTATTCCTATTGCTATGTCTTTTTTTAAATTAGATACGTTTCCAGCTATTGTATTTGTTAAAAATCTTTTTCCAAATTTTGTAATAACATTTGAAGAACGGGCAATTTCTTTTCCGTCTTGATAATATATATATGTTCCTTTAATCATTTTTCTCCTAAATTGGTGTAGAGTATGAAGATGAATACTCTATTCCATTTGTTCCTGTTACTACAGTTTTTACTCTAAGCCATCTAAATGAAGATGTTGCTGCTGTATCTCCATCCCTTGAACTTACTCTATAAGTTTTCATTACTCCGCTACTACCAATACCATTTGAAGCAGATGTGGAATAAACTTCTGACCCGCTGTTTAATGCCGTGGCGGTAGACGAACTTGATGAGCTTATTATCCAATCATATCTTACACTTGAATATGACCCAAGTCCAGAAACGTTATTCCATCCCCAAAAAATTTCTGTGCTGTCTCTCTTAAAATAAACAGCAGGAACTCCAGGAGTTGGAGTAATAAATTGTACGGATGTAGATGTTTTGCTTGCAACCTGAACAATTGTGGTGGGATTAAATATTCTAGCGTCTACTCCGTCTACATTAATTTTATTTTGACTTGAATTTCTAATTTTTAATATAGCCCTTACTTTTTGTACCTTTGTTGCAATGTCATAGTATGGCTCATAAGTTATACTTTCTATATCCGATAACTCTGGAATATCTAATAGATCTTCTAGACTTGGCAGATTAGTATTAACTTCCCCATCTTCATTTACATATAATCCGCTACCAGATCCCGCCGAATATAGACTGGCAGATAAATATTTAGAATAATCTATTGAGCCACCTTTTAATATTAAATATGTTCCTGGGAAAGAAACTATGGTTTCTGGACTTCCCTCAGTTAAAACAAAAACTTGTCCTCTATTAAGGTCGCTTAAACTTAATCTTTTATTTGGATTATTCATATATTTTTATTATACCATTTTAAAACTATAAAGTTCTACAGGTAATTGATGTCTCCAATCCTTCAGAAAATGATTGTTTTACTTCAGTTACAATAAAGTTTTCTGTCCCTGCAAGACCTTGATATGTATGCTTTATTGAAATAATATCTCCTACAGAAATAAGAGGATTTCCAAAAATTGTCATATTTACAATTTTACCTTTATTTACTATATTAGATTTAATCCAAGTAGCAAGAGATTTGACATCCGACTCATTCTGTAGCCAACTAGAAATAAATATTGCTGGCTCTTTATTTACGTAGTCATTTAATTCATCAGTAGAATACTCTAGGTCTCCTGAATTTCCTAAGCTATTTCCTAATAATAAAAATGATGCTTCTGCTCCATTTGATAATGGAATTGTTTGAGATGTATTATTCATGACAAAAACTTGTGATCCAAAATTAGAAATTTTTTCCCCAAGTATTTTTGCAAAAGGATTTATACCAGTGCTCCACATTACTGGGTATGCTGGCCTTTTATTAAACGTTACATCTTTTTTAATAATTTCTCTTACTACTGTTCCAAATTCATCTATTGCTATTTCTTTTTTATTATTCATAGATATTTCATCTGCTTGATAATTTGCCATATAGATTAAATCTCCATATGATGCATTTATTAAATCATTATTAAATTGACCTTGATACATATTTAACTCTGAAAGTCTGTCGTTGTATTGATTTTCTGTTATTGAATATCCATATCCATAATCAAAAGCTACTTCTCCTCTAGTACACGCTAAACCTATTTTTTTGGTGGGAGGCAAAATTGTTGATTTAATTTGAACTTTATTATTAATTTTATAAGTAGTATCTACTGCTGTTATTCCGTAACCATTTATAAAGGCATTAATAATAACTGTTTGATTATCTATTTTAACCTTAACATCAATATTGTATGTTCTTCCTCCAAATATTCCTTCTATATTAGACTCAGTTCTTGTTCCAACTTCTTTAAGTGGTATCTTATTGCTGCCTACCCATTTTTCAATTCTTACTGATTTTTTATCTAATATTGCTGATGCTGAGGCAGTTGATTCCATTACAATATAGTACCCACTTGTTCCTGTCTCATTTAAAAAGAATCCTATACCGCCAGCATGCAATGTATTTTCTAAAGTATCTTTCATTATTAAACTTGTTCCAAAAGAAAAGTATCCAGTGTTATATGAATTTCCATTTGTTTGCGATACAGTTTTAGTAGTTGGTATTGTTATAGAATCAAAATTTCTATAAAAAACTGCAGACTGTTTATTCTTATATTGTGCAGCAGTTACTGCTAACTGCAGATATGATTTACTAACTTTAAAATCTTGTCTTGTTGAAGAAACTGTTTGCCCACCATAACTAGATATAGTGCTAAACTTTTTTGTCCAACGAGGTCTCATTGGGGCAAATACTCCATTTAAAGTTGGTATTACAACAGCCTCATACGAAGTTCCACTTTTTAAACCACTTACTGTAATTGATGTAGTTAGTGTTGGTGGATTTGGACTAACATTAAAATCTTGAATGATAACTTGCCCGCTATCTAATATTTCATTTATTACAACATTATAATTAGTAGGAGCATCATATCCATCATATGTGTCTACAACTATTATTGCTCCATTTTCACTAGGATTTACAACTAAATCTTTAATGATTGTAAATGTACTCATCCTATTAAAACTCCCGTCCAAGCATACTGTGAGGACGGTGCACCGCTATAATTATGAGCAGCAGCGGTAGTTCCTAAAGCACCTCTTGTTTTAATTCTGTATCTACCATTTGGCTTTATATTTATTTGAAGAGTTGTACCAGTTGGCGGTTTAGACAAGGCAGTATATTTGCTCAAATCTGCAGAAGACTCTATCCATATATTTATTGGATTAGTACCATTATTCAAAACAGTTCCGTTAATTGCATCTGTAACAGTATTGTTTGTTGTTTCTGCTGGTATGTATTGATACCCCATTGCATCGTATTCAATAATTTCTGAATCCACCAAAAAATACCCTTCAAAATTAAATCCAGATATTAATTTGTTATATACACTAGGTCCAGATAAATCAATTGCAATATTATTATTTCCAGAAACTCCTAATGATTCTGTAAGTCCGCCAGCCACTATAAATGATTGAGAAGACTGCCACAATGGATCTGAGGACTGTAGGTATTCGCTGGTTGTTGGTGTACTCCACCTTACTTTTACTTGATTGGCAGACGGCATTTCTTTTTTAGAAAATTCAATAATATTTGGTAAAGCGCTTCCCTCTACTTCTTGATAAAAGTTCCAATCTTTTGTTGTTCGTGAATACATATAATTTCTACTATAAAATTGAAGTATATCATTTTCATCAATAATTGCATTCATTTGAATATCTCTACATAATTCTTGTAGGTATTCCCAAACAGTTTTAGAACCATCTGTCCAAAAATAATTAATTAATGGAACAGAAGAATCCGAGTTAGATGATAAATTAAATTTATAATTAGTGTATCCTACTGAATCTAGCAATCTTCTAATAATTGCAGTTACTGGATATGCTTCACATAGTATATCTGGGCACACCACTTCCATTAAATATTTTGCTGAATCGAGGGCGCTGAGTGATACTTCTCCGTAACTAGAAATGTTCCATTCATTTATATAAAAATATCCCTGATTAACTTTATCATATTTACTTGATCCTTCTGATATTAAACCATCCTGATGATATATTTTAAAAAATGGAATTACTTTTGCATTTTTTGTCATATAGGTTAATGAAGAGTTTAAAGCAATATTTCTATTGTATGAAACATATTGAAGTGTGCTTTGGTTATATTTAACTAAATTTAAATTAATACTATTTGCTGTTATTTTACCTATTGGCAACAACTCTTCTGAGCTAGATGACGATTCTTTACTTATATCAAATGAAACTACGTCTGAGGAAATATCTTTTATCCATCTTGCAGAAATTTCAGTTACACCAATTATTCTATTTGTACCAGCACTTGGAGTAGTAACCGTTATTGATTTAATTGATATTGGATCTGAAAATGATTGTGGTTCTGAGGGTGCTGACGTAGACCATGATGTTCCATTGTAATATAATTCAATAAGTCCACTTAATGGTGTTGCTAAGGCATTTGCAATAGTTTCTTCTGTATTATTTGATTTTGTAATTTTAACTGTATAGGTTCCTGGAAGACTGTGTGTGCTTTCAAATTTTAAAACTATTTTATTAGTTAATGCATATTGAGTTAAATTTGTTAAATAGTTAACAGTAATATTTACTCCAGTGTCTTTAGGTGTTACCCAGTATTTATAATATGTGTTTGCCCCTGGATAATATATTCTTGGTTGTGTCTCTGGATATAAAACTGATCTATAGTTAGAAAAAGTATTTTTTTGTGTTTCGGTTGGTCCACCATTTGCAACTGGTTTTTCTAAAATAAAATATTTAATTCCAGAGGCTAATGGTCTAAATGGCTTAATAATTGAATCTACTGGAAATAGTTTTTTATATGGATTTGGTCTGCCATTTGGCCAAGTTGGCTGCCCAATTATATCTACAATTTGTGATGTATACGATGTATCCGTTATATTAGTAGATGCCGATACTCCGTCTAGCATTGTGTTCATGTTGTACTCAATATAACAACCAGAGTTAATTTTAATATTTGTATTGTTATATAATAAAGTTTTTAAATTTGCAGGTGCTGATATCATTTATACCTCTACCAGGGTTAACGATACACTCCAAAATGGCTGAAGTCCTCTTTTTAATACAGAGAAATTGCAATCTCCAAAGACAACCGTATACTCTTCATATCCAGAAGATTCTTGACTTGAACCATTTTTTGCTAAATTAACTCTTATATTAAAAGAAGATTGTCCTTCTGCACTATTATAAAATGATCTTAAGTCTTCTGCTCCCCATGCTCCATCTACAGTTAATGTTCTATATGAGGGAAGCATGTCCCAAGATAAAGAAAATGTTTTTTTATCTGCAATAAAATATTTTCTTAATGATCCGTTAGACATTCTAGTGCTTTTTTCAATTCTTTCATTGCTAATATCAAATGCAGATCTGTTATGTTCTGTAACTTTATTATATTTAAATGTGCCATTTCCACCATTAAGGGATAAGTCATATGCTCTTATTTGTAATATAGATCCTCTTGGCATTGATACTGTACTCATGAGTATACTCTATTTAACCCCTCTTTTGACTGCATTCTTCTCATTCTTTCCTCTATAGTTCTTGCAACATCGTCTGCTGTTAATTCTGTTCCATTAAGTGTAACATTTATATTATACAAAGCATTTGATGTAGAAGCATGTCCAGCGTTAGACATATTTACTCGTCCGCCCATACTCATTTTAGGAATACTATATTTTGTTGCAATTCCGCCTGCTGACATTTTATTAATTCCGTCTAAGAAAGATGTTCCGACTGCTTGTACGGAAGCTGCTCTTATTACATATTCACCGTTTGAAAGCATTGCTGGAATTGAATCGGAAGTTCCAGTTCCTGGTCCTACCACCACACCTGCTTGAGCATATTTTTTAATAAAGCCACCCATTGCAAGTTTTGTGCCATATTGTTTTGCAATTTCTTTAAATTCTTTTGGACTTAAATCTTCGTATACTGCATTTCCTGCAGGATCCATAATATATCTAGATGCACCAGGTGGAGTATAAAGTCTTCCTGGCTTTTTGTTAACAGCATCAGCATACCCTCCCCAGCCAGAATTAGGAGTATTATCTGCTGGTCCTGGTCTTCCGCTTCTTGATCCTGCTCCTCCTCCTGTTGAAACTGGAGCGGGGTCTGTATCATTAACTAACTTATTTCTAATTTCTTGTAAGTAAGTATTAGATTTATCAATTGCTGCTTTAACAAGAGTGTCTGTACCTTTATTTAAAGCATTCTTTAACTCTAGTCCAACTCCAGATGTTAAATCAAGATTAACTTTTCTTGTTTCCCTATCTTCTCTTACAAAATTGCTTGCTGATTTTGAAAGTCCAAGATCTTTAATATATTTGTCTCCGCCTTCTGTTTGTTCTAATTTTCTAACTAAATCATTAAGTTGACTTGCGGCGGTTGCTTCATCTATATTGCCCAAAGAATATTGTTTATATACTGATTGAATTGCTTCATATGTTGGTCTTGATGGGGACTGTGCTGGCTTAGCTGTGCTGGCAGCATTACTTACAGCAGTTGATTTTTTATTAAGAACGTCTATTTGTGCCTGAAGAGCATCTATTTTTGCTTGTGCTGCTGAATCTATTGCATCCTCTGCGGTTTTTAATTGTTGTTGGCCAACAAGTCTTTGAATATTAATTTGCGCTTGTGCTGCAGATGACATGTCTCCAGCAGCCAAAGCCATTTGATAACTTAATTGTTCTTGCTGTATCTGTAATCTTACATCTTCAATTTGTTGTTGATCTCTTAGTGCTTTCTTTCTTGCATCAGCTTCTTTTTTAATTTGATCTATTTGTTTATTTTTTAAATCAATTTGTTTTTCAAGATTTTGGATAGCAGTTTTACTTGCAGTAACCTGTTTCTTTTCAAATGCATCAATATCTTTTGCCCATTGACCAGTCATTTTATTGCTTTGAGCTTCTTTGCTAGATACGTCTAACAATTTCTTATAATATGAGTCAATTCCTTCTGCCGCTATTGCATATTGCATTAACTGTGCTTCTGATCCGTCTAATTCTTTATTTACTCCAGCTACAGCTAATCTCCATTTTGCTAAAGCCTTTCCAACCGTATCTGTTCTATCTAATATTCCAGCTAGTATAGGATCAGTTTTTGATAATTCTACTATTTGATCTTGAGTTATTTGAACATTTGCCTGACCAGATTTAGCAATAAGATCAAACTGTTCTTTTAATGCTGCGCCCTTATCATTTGATTTTGCTATATAGTCTGACATTGAACTAAATACTTGAAGAATTCCAGCTGCTTTATCTTTGCTAGTCATAAATCCTTCTAGGGCTTTTAACATAGAAGATATTGCAGTTTTTGCGTCTACTATTCCTTTAACTCCTTCAGATCCTAAAACAGATTGTATAAATCCAGTCTTTCCTGTTTCAGCCATTAAAGCTGCTATTTTTGTATTTGCTTGTGCGGCAGAATCTCCTGCTGCCACAAATTGTGATTTTAATCCTTCTGCAACTTTACTCAACTTATCATTTGGAGTTTGATTAAATAACTTTATTAATTCTGGGTGAGTTGATTTAATTTTTTCTCTTAAATCTGCAAATTCTTTTATAGTTATAGTTAGTCCAGATATTCCAGCAGAATTCATTTGAGCATGCAATAATTCTGATGCAGCCCTTGTATTTTCAATATTTTCTTTAACTTGTTTCAATTCTGAATCAAAATCTTTAATAGGTTTTACTCCGCCAGAAAATGCAAGTCTATTAATTCTTCTTGTTTCTTCTATTTTAGCATTTAGCTTAAGCAATACTGCAGTTGCGCCAACAATTGCTGCTCCAAATGCTACGTATGGATTTGCCAAAATAGGGCCAAGTCTTCCAGCAATACTAGCTGTTCCAGTAGATGTTTTTCCTAAAACTCCCATTTTAGATATAACTTTATCTAAAAGGGCTGGCACGAGCATCATGCCAGCAAAACCCCCAAGTTGTCCACCAAATTTACTTCCTAAAGAATATCCTCCCATAGAGCCAGCCATGCCAATTAAATTTCCAGTTAGCATTCCTCTTTGTTTTGGCATTTGCTCGTCTGGTTGCATTTGTGTTGGAGACTGAAGTCCCATTTGTTGAATCAATGGTGGTTGATTTAATCCAGAAGTATTTAATCCTGGAATTCCATAATTATTTTTTCCACGTCTTACTCTTCCTCCTACTACTCCGCCCATGTTAAGTTTTTGTAATGCCATTTTTCTTAATGGGTCTGGCGTTTTAGTATGTGCAAATAAATAACCTTGTTTTAAATCTCCCTCTAGGGTTCCAAAATTTATTACTTTACCATCTTTATCTCTAATTTTTATTGTTTGAGGGCTAGTAGACGCTCCAGATTTTCCACGTTTTGCTGTATTTGATCCTGTGTGCACTGCAACTGTACTTGAGTATTGTTTCCATAAATTCTTTGCATTTGAGTTACCAACTAATTCTTTAGAAAGTATTGAATTTACAACTTTCCAATATTCGTTATTTGTATCCCATACTTTATTTTTACTTAAATAATCAAAATATTTTGCTTCTATTGCATCTCTAATATTTTTAGCTTGTTTTGGATCTACTATTCCATTTTTTGCAAGTGTATCTAAAAAGTTATCTGCAGATCCTAGATTAACTCCCTTTGGCCTTGCTTTAATTGCAGCTTTAAATAAATCTCCTGGAATCTTATAATTTGTTCCTAAGCTATTAATAGTTGTTCTACTTATGACTCCATTTTTATTTACAAGATGTGAATATTTTTTAAGTATTTTTGGATCTGATATGTCTCCAATAAAAACTCCAGCAGTTCCTTTAGCTTGATAATATCTTTGAGATCCAGAAAATCCAGGAACTAATTTTTTCATTTGATTTGCACTTAATAGTTTAAGTAAGCTTGTTGTAGGTATTCCATAATTATTTTGTGATTTAACAACTTTTCCGCCAGCGGCAAATTGATTATTATATGCTTCAAGCATATCCAATTCGTCTGATGTAGGATTTTCAATTAAAATTTCTCCAGGGGTAACCATTGCTGGTACCATTCCGCCTTTATTAAATCCTAATAAATTATCAGAAGCTTTTCTATTTAATACAAAAGATCCTTCTGGTAAGTATTCAAACTGTGTATCTGTTGTGTCTGACCTAGGTCCATCAAATACTCTTCCTCCAGTAGCAAAATTCTTTGGTTTTGTTGTTTCTATAGAATATCCAGCTCCAGAAGTTCTTACTCCCAAACCTCTTGCAATTTTATCAATTATCTTTGCAACTGGTCTTTCGGGTCTAAATATTTCTCTAATGTTTGCTTTACCTTTAGCATTTACTATTGGTTGATTAAGCAAAGGAACTTGTGTAACAGCGGCATTTCTGCTAAGGGATGCTGCTACCTGTTGTGTAGTTTGAACCATCATTGTTTCTATTTGTGTATTTAAAGCAATAATTTTAGCTCTTGCAGCATCTAAAGTTATTTTATTTGCTTGAAGTTCTGCAACAATTTTTGCAGATTGTGCCGCAGCATTAGATGTTATCTTAGTCATGTGAGGCAATAATTGTGAAAATGTAGCACTTATTTCTGTACTAAAAGTTCCTGTTCTGGCAATTTCTTTTTGTAGATCTGCAACTTCTCTCTTTGATAACATAGAAAGTGTTCCCATAAGGGCATGCCATTTTGCCGCTTCGCCAGCAACTATTCCAGTTGAAATTCCCCTAGATGTTGTTAGGCCTTCAATTCTTGGAAGATCCTTATTCATAAATATTTGAGGAACTGCACCAATGCCTCCGTTTACTGGAATAGCTTGTGGAGTAATTCCATGTATAGTTGTAGCATTTCTTTGATTAATAGACATTAGAGATCTTGGATTATGATGTGCCCCAGCTCTTGTTCCCATATCTCCAACTAAGGGATGTTTTGGATCAACAATTCTTGGTCCACCTGCAGCAATTATCTGTGTTCCACCTACTGTAGAAACTCCAGGGTTTGTTACAATTCTTGCACTATTTGCATCTGCTGCTAGTTTTTGATAAGAGGCGGATAATCTATCTACTGCTGTTTTTAATATTTCTGCCGCTTTTGCATCGCTATAAAATGTTTGTTCTACTAAAGATCCAGCTTTATTGGCTGCAAGAATTTCTGGAGTTAATAATCTCCATCCTTCTCCACCTTTAAACATAGATCTAAAATGTGAAGCTCCTTTAATTACATATCCAAAGAAGTTTGCAAGAACACCAGTTAACATAATTAATGGTCCTGCAACTGCTGTTAGTCCTCCAAAAAATGCTAAGATTGTTTTAATTGGTCCAGGAAGTTTATCAATAAATTTTAATATTCCACTAACAATATTAATTAAATGAGTATTGATTGTTAAGAATTGTTCTCCTACTTCTGCAAGATCGGCTTTTAATCCTTCTAAAGCTCTACGATATTTACCAGAAGCAGACTCTGTTACCATACTTAACTCTCGACCTGCAATATTTGCTAGGTCTTCTGAGCTTGCTTTCATTAAATCCATTACCTGCAAAGTCTGGCTTCCTTGTTTTCCAAGGTTTTCAAATAAAGCATTCATACGAGCAAATTGGAATTTACCAAATAACTGTTCTAATGCTTGTTGTTTTTGTAATGGGTTTAAAGAGTCTAATGCTGCTTGCAGTGCTAGTAAAGTTTCAGTTGTATTGCCAGCATTTTTTTGTACAATATCTGTTAAGGATATTCCAAATCCCGCAAACATTTCTTTTGCAACCTTTGTTGGATTAATTAAAGATGCAAGTCCTGACTTTAATGCGTTAGCTCCTTCTGATGCATTAATTCCACCTTCTCTCATTGCAGTGAGATAAAGGGCTAAATCTTCTACGCTTCCTCCAAGACCTTTAATAATTGGACCAGCTTTTGGAATTGCTTCTACAAGATCGTTAAGCGTTGTTGATGTCTGGTTTTCAACTGCGTTTAAAAAGTTAATTGATTCTGCTAACTCGTCTGTATTTTGTTTAAATGCAGATTGAATTGCTAATGTTGCTTTCATTGCATCTTGTCTATCAACTTCTCCGAGAACTGCTAATCGGGTTGTTTCTTTAATGGACCCTAATAACTCATTACCCTGTTTGCCAGTGGCAGCAATATCTGCACCTAAAGCAATTGTTTCTTTAAATGATGCGCCATAAGATTTTGAAAGTTCTGATGCTGTGTCGGTAACTTGTTTTCTTATCTTTCCTAAATCAGAAGCAGAGGTTGCAGCAAGTCCTCCGTAAACCTTAGTTAAACGTGTTAATTCTTGATCTGCTTCTCTAAATGCTTTTGCAGATGCTGCTCCAAATGCTGCAAGCGGTACAGTTAATCCTACTGTTAATTGACGTCCAGCCCACTGTGTATTTTTACCCCAATTAATTAATGAGTTTGCACCTTCTTGAATTACACGATTCATAATCTGCAATTCTTGTCTTGCTAAAGCTGTTCTGCTTTTTACCCTATCTAGGCCAGCTGGTATATGCACATTGTACTGCATCAAACCTTCTGCGTTTTTGCCAAGAGGTTGTAATATTGCATTTTGTAATTGAACTTGTTGAGTTGCAAGTTGTCTAATTAATCCGCCATTAGTCTTTAAATGACTTTGATATACTTGAAAAAATTGTTTTAATTTAATTTGGCCTTTATCTAATTGAGTTCCAAATTTTTCTACATCTGATTGTAGGTTTACAAAGTGGCTAGAAAATTGACCAGTGCTTCTAAGTGTTTCGGCAAAAGAACGATTCATCACAGCAACTTGTGATGATAAATTTTTGTTTGTTGCGTTTAGCTTTGATTGTAAAGTAGTTAAGGCTGAAGAAACCTTACCGAGATCTGCAATAAGGTTTGAAAAGTCGGACGTAGCGACTATTCGGGTGACTATCTGTTCTTCAGCCATTTACTATAATTTTACTCCTTAGAGTATCCTAAACCTGCTCCTATTCCGAATCCAGCTTCTGAAGCAAAACTGCCTTGTAGTGATAATACATCGTCACCTTTTGCATTTACTCCAAGTGCCTTTCTTCGAATATCATCAAAGGTAGGACCTTCTTTTTCTTCTTCGCTATTTAAGTTTACTCCCTGAAGTGATGCTAGGAATTTTCTTTTTTCATCTTCAGTTTTTTGCATTGACTTAAATGTTTGTATCAGTTCTGGCATTGAGAGGCTTTCTTCTAGTTCTTCGTAATTTTTCCAATTACCTAAAAGAAAAACTTCTCCTAACAAAGCGGCTAAATCGAGTTCTGCCCAGCCAGAACCGCTGCCGCTAGAAGGTTTGGGTCGTCAAGTTTTATTCCACCACATACTTCTAGAATGCGATTAATGGTTGGCATATCTAATGCCTCTTCTAATTTATCTTTATCTGCTACTAATTCTGGCACCTGAGACTCAATTGCAATTCCACATGCTGTAATTAGAATTGTAAGAGTTTCATCTTCGCCAGAAGAATTTTCTGTCTTTTTGATTTCTGTCATGAACTTTCTTAAGGCTTTGATAGTCAATGGTTTTAGCTTAACCTTTGAGCCATTTTGAAGTTCAATTTCTTCTACGTCGTATACTGTTGTAGCCAATTTATCCTCCTAGGATTGTCTTAATTATTATAACATAATGGTATTATCACCACAAATAGAAAGACCCCCAAATTAATGGGGGCTTCTATAATTTAAATTAATTAAATTTATGCTGTCAATACACGGTCAATAATCTTGCCGTATTCTGAGCCAGAGTAGTTAGCATCTGGTAGAAGACGGAATGTTACTGGGAACGTGGTTGGAGTTGTACGAGCAAGTGAGAATTGTGACTGTTGTACAGACAATACTCGACGTGCATAATATACACGCTCTGTTGCTGTTGCACTAGCAGTTGGAGCTTGTCCTACTGCAATTAGCTGACGCTCTGTTGGAGCTGCACCAAGTGCACCTGCTTCTAGACCTAACTCTTTCTTGTTTGACTGTCCAGTCAAACCATTGTCTGATAGTGATGATGCTGATTGTCCGAATACTGCTACGATATTTTCTAGAGTACCTTCTGACATTTCTGTTGCAATCATAACCTCCATTGCAGATTTGAACAGCTTAGCTGTATCTAGCAATTGGTCAACAGTTACTGAATCGTATGTTGGATTGTAAGTGATTTGAAGACCGTTGTTAGTAAAACCAACGTTACGATATCCAAACTTACCTTCTTCCTGATTTACTGCATTTAGTGAAGTTGTGTATGATACACCTGTTGCGAAAGCTGGAATTGCTACATTGCCTGAACCTGATGCAATTGCTACTCCTGCTTCTGCGTTAGCGATATAATCTGAGTCGTTTACGTCTACTGTTGATAAAAACAGCGGTGACGCACCAACAAGAATATTTTTAGCATTACCTACGGATTGTGCCATAGTATTTGTTACCTCCTGTGTTTTAAACTATATATATATATATTTTAAAAACCAAAGCTGGCTAGGCTTCTTTCCTCATGTCCTATGATACGGCATATCAAAGCCTAAAGCAATTTAGAGGAATCGGCCTACTGAGTCTGTTATTCTTGAATATTTGACCTCTAGAATAATGTCTGTTGAAAGAAAGCCCTGTAGTTCTTCAGAGGGCTCTGTGGGAGATATGTCGGCTATAAAAATACTATGGAATTTAAACTTATTATTTAATTTTTGAAATCTATTGATATCTTTTGCAGAGTCGTCCATTCTCCTAAATAGATCAGTCATAAAATTTCTTATTTCATTGATCTCTGATACATCTATGGAATATACAGTAAAAAGAACTTGCTCACAGCATATCAACCAATTGTCCTCATATGAAAGACCTATCTTGTCATAAATTATATGCTTTTTTCCACTTAAGAATTGGTTCATTTCTGGGGCCTGCTGAACTGGGATTATAGGGACTACGGATTTTCCTATATTATCGCTATAATACTCATCTGAGTCGAATATGCCTGCTTCTACTAATTCTGACCAGAGGAACTTTCTAATTTCTAGCATAGCATCTAATTTAAAATCAGCTGTCATAACATGTACCCTCCAAATGCTTTTTCTGATGCTGCATCCGCCATTGATCTAATTAAATTTGGAGAGAATGAATATTTAATTGTTCTAATTGAAGCTGGGATTCTTAGAGCCTTTAATGACTCTGAATTAAATAATTCTTTGAACCCAGATTTTTTAATAGAGTTATTTATTAATTCTCCACTAAAGAATCTTGAATATTGTAATGTAAATTGATTTTTGACACTAGTTCCTCCTGGCCTTTTAACGGTCACTGCGGCCCCTTTGGGCATAAACACTGTATTACCATCAACTTCAAATACTAGCCTCTCAGAATGGCGTGGAGCAATTTTAAGGGGCATTCCTGCCTCCATCACAGAAGCTTTCATTGCAAATGTATGCCTACGCTTACTATTTGATGATGGAACTAATGATTTAGATAATATAAATTCAAAATCAATTTTAAATGATATTCCCTCAGAATCCATAGATGTTAATTTAAATAATCTAGCATTCTTATTTCCAGACTTTTTCCATTCATATACATGGTGAAATGATTTAGGCTTTGACCTTGCTTGAGCATCTATATAATTACCAAAATCTTTTTCTATCTGAGTAAATATTATTTTCTTAAAAGAATTTTTAAACTTTTTGCTATTGCTTAATTTGGATATTACATTGGCCTGATAATATAGGGCTGCTGATATTTGGGCCACGTTGCTATCATTAATAGCACCTTTGGGATTTTTATTATACATTAGTCTTTCAAGACCAGAGGCAGCTTGTAGAAGCATTACGTTAGATTCCAATTTGCTGATTCTCCGATCTTTTTAGTGTTGAATTATATGCTAAAACTTGTCCAAATGGATCTGTTATTGGAGTTGTTCCAATGACTTCAAAAACGGTTGGGGTGTCAGATGGATAATTTAATTCTGTCCAAATTGTTTTTTCATTGCTATCTCTAATATTAGTAATTTTTTCTCTAGCCGTAAGTCTATCTGAAGTACGAACTTGGATAACCTGTTCATTAGTATATTTGTTTCCAAGTATTTGCTTGTCACCAGATCTTGTTGTTGCAGAGTTTGTTATTACTCCTTTTGCATGACAGTTCAATGTTTTATAGTAGTTCCATTCTTTTACTATAGCGCCAGTGTCTGGATTTTGTATATCAAACTGTTTATATATATCCATTTTCATGGATAGCACTGCTTCCATGATATCAAACATTAAATAATCACCATATTTGTTAAAACATATGGGGAAAGTAATTTGTCTACATATGAAGAACCAGTACCAGTAAATGCTGCGTCTGCGTACTCAAAGTCCCAATCAAATGTTGAAACGCTCTTCAAGTATCTATCTGTCCACAATCTATCTTTAGCAAAATATTGTCCCATTAATTGTATACAGGCCTGTTCAACTTGATCTGGTACCACGTCCCAACCAAACCTTCCTTGTACACGATATGTATAGTCTTTAATAAAAGCTCCATTATAAGAATCATTAATAGATGGAGGCACCATTCCATTAGCTGAATAAACTGTGTTGTCTAGAGTACTTTGTCTATCGACTCTTAATCCAAATCCAGTTTCTGAAATTCTTGTTGTAAAATTCCAATTATTAATTTCATTTATTGTATCTACAATTAGCACATCATTTTGATATAGTTCATGCAATGTATTTAATTTATATGGTAAAGGAAGAATGTCTGATCCTGATCCATACACTATGTGTACGTCGTCGTATGTTGCAAATTTTTGTCCAGTAAATTCATCAATTATTTTTCTTGCATATTTTTCAGCCATTACTAACTCATGGTATGACTTGTAATTTGGATCAGATGGGTCTGTTCCTAAACCTAAATCATCAATTGCTTCTGCTAAATTACAATATGGCTTTACTACATCTAATGTAGTGTAGTGTTGGTGCGCCTGTCCATTGATAGAATAATTCCATCTTATTTTAAAATTTTTACTTCTGTTTGCTAAAGAATACGGTATATTAATTTTATATGACCCAATGTCAGTTTCCGTTTTTGTTGCTTGAGTTGTGTATACTGAGGTGCCAGGATCAACTGCAGGAGTTACGGCAGGGTCTTCTGTAATATCAAATACAGTTACCATTACAGCACCATCAGCATCTACAATTTCTCCCCCATAAATAATTTTAGTTGATGTTATTGAATTGCTATCTACATATACTTCAGCCATATTATAGGCTTAGATTAGTTATAGAAGTCTTGAACTTCCTTTGGTGTGGCTAATCTAAAACCTTCCTCCCTATCAAAAATTTCTTGAGCTTGTTCCTCAGACATTGCTACAAATGGGTGTGTACTTGTAAATGTAAATCCCATAGTATCATATCTATGATTTGCTCTTTCCATTCTAACTAAAACTGAATCTTTGTCTTGATTCTTTTTAGCATCAAACCTTGGTAAAACCTCAATCTCTTCTGTGGCATCTGCTATATCTTTAATTGTCTTTTGATATATTGACCAGGTTACGCCTTCTTCAGCTAATGCTGCAATAATATCGTTCTTGCTTTTTAGTGCTTCTATATCTACGCCAAAGTCTTCGGCTACTTTTTTAATTTCAGATAGTTTTAATGTCTCAAATGACATATATTCTCCTTAGTCTAGTTCTTTAATTATATCATTACTAAATTTAAATGAAAAGCCCCCAAAATTAATTGGGGGCCTTCAATATGGTTAATTCTTAATTAAGAAGCAACCTTTACGTTCTTTACTACTACCCAAGCATCTGCTTGCTCAATTTGAACGCCAACACGAGTATACATTGTGTACTCGATTGAGTCCTTCTTTGGCCAGAAGAATCGGTATACAGTTACATCACGCTTGATACCAATAACTACGTTATTTGGGAATGTCAAGTGGACGTCACCGTGTGATCCTGTTGCTCCTGAGTATGAGCCAGTTTGTGTCTCATTTAGTAATGGAACTTCAACGATTGGAATACCAAATGCGTATGGAGCTACATATCCAGCTGGGCCAGATACAGGTGCTACCTCACCACGAATAATGCCAGAAGCAATATCTTGTGGGTTAACGTTTTGGATATTTTGTGAAGTTGCATATAAGTAATCTTGAATCAAGTTTGAACCTGACAAGAAACGTAGGTCTGTACGGCGTTGCTTGTATTTACGTGGAAGAGCCTTAAGCGCATCATTAAATACTGCACGGGAGATTGTATCTCCACCTGCGTCAACTACGTGACCGTTTGTCTTTGAAAGCTTAACTGCTCCGTCAAATGCCTTGTAAAGCTGATCAGATGATAGAGATGTGTTTCCGTTAAGAACCAAATCTTCAATGTCGTTACCAGCTTGTGTTGCCATTAGACGTGCAATGTGATCTTCTAGATCTGCACCCTCAATATTGTCTTCTAGAGACTCAGTTGAAAGTTCCCAATCTAGACGTAACTTCTTTGTTGTCAAAGAAATCTTTGAGAATGTCACTGCAGCGTTGTCGCTGTTTGTGTTATCTCCTTCTGTCGCAAGTTTCATAAGCTTTTCGCCTACGCCCATGCGATCAATTTCAGTTGTATCAGACTTCATTCTGACGGTACGTGCGACTTTACCAATTACGGTTGCGTCGAACATATAGTCTAGGAATCGAGCTGACTGTTCTGGATTAAGAAGACCACCGTTGCCATTTTCTGACCCTGTGTGGATTCCTTCTCCTCCAGTTGCTGAAGCAAATGTACCAGTTACTGTCGTATCGGCAGCTACTGCTTTTTCTAATAATTCATTGCTCATTTATTTATTTCACCTACCCTTTATTTAAATAGTTCGTTTACGGAACCGAGGAAAGAACCGTTCCATTTTGATTTTTGGATTTTTACTTCCCTAGACCCGCCAAGGTCTGAGGACTTCTTAATTGCAGTCTCTGATTCTACTGCATCGACACGCTTTTCTACACCATCAATCGTGTTCTTGATGTTCTCAACAGTTTTGCTGAGTTCTGAGTGTTGTTCTGCCAACTCTGAAATTCTAGTTTCTACGCTCTTGCTAAAAGATTCAACTGTTTCTTTAATAGTTGTAACTTGTGCTGCATTTGCTTCTGAAGCTTTGCTTAGAGTTTCTGAGAAAAAGCCTTTTAGGTCACCTAACATTTTTGCAAAATCAGGTTCATCAACGACGACTTCTGAGACGTCTGCTGCTTTTTCAACGGTTTCGGCAGAAGTATCTTCGGCTACTACATCTTCTGTAACAGCTTTTTCAATTACTGCCTCTGCAGCGCTTGAAACTTCTACTGGAGCAGTTTCTTCTACTGCTACTGTTTCTGTGTTTTCTGACACTTCATTACCTCCTTCTGCGTTTGCCTGTTTTGCTATTTGTGTTTCAGGCAACGTTAATCTTGACTTCTTGAATGAAGCAAGAATCTTTTCTATTTCTTTTGCTTTATTAACATCGTTACTTTCTACCCAACCAATTAAACTTGCTAATTTACCAGTTACTGGTGAGGTATAAGTTGCGTCTGTTGACATGAATACGGAATCGCTATCTTCACAATAAAAAATATTTTCCGTAACAGTATCTGCTGCTATTCCTTTAAAAATTAATTGTCCATTCATTTTTTGAATAGATAAAATATTACATAATTCATTTGCTGGTGAGTCTACTACTGATAGCTCAATCAATGAATACTCTTTAATAAATCTTACTGGATTTCCTGTAGACTTATTTACTTCATTCTCTGAATCCACAATTTTTCCGCCAATTGAAAATCCTTGTAGTGTTCCGTCTAAAACTTTTTCCCAGGTGTCTTGTGCGCCCTTTGAGATATATGCGTCTACATATACTCCGTTAAAAAATTCACCTGACTTTGGGTCATAGTAAGTTTCTGGTTTAAATGAAACCATTTTACCGACTGCATTTGATCCGTGCATCTCACGGATATTTCCTCTAAAGTTTTCAAAAGCTTTTAAGCTGGCCTCTGCAGTTACAACATCTCCTGTTTGATCAATGTTGTCTAGTGTCGCAAAACCAGAGACAGTTCTCTTTTCACGATTGACTTTTGTGAAAGGAATAGATAAACTGATATCATCGCCATTGCTGGACCAATAAGATTTTTCAATATTCATATGCTTAATTTTATCTTTGTATATATAAAAAGGCAAATAACTAGTTGCCTAATAATTAAGCAGTGGTTCGACCCTCACCTTTTGGATTTCTGGCCTCCCCAGAAATATCTGGTGAATTTGCAGATCTCTCCTGAGTCCTATTTCTAGAATTCATTGCTTGAGCGGTTTGTTCGGCTGCCCCTTGAGCTTTTAAATCAACAACATTATCTCCGCCATCCCTAGGCACCATACCCTTTCTAATTCTAACTTCATTTGGAGTAATTACCTGCATTCTTAAATAACGTTCATCAATTTTAGATTGAGTATCTTCGTCAGTTAGGGTTAATTCATTAAATTTAAGAATTAAGGCATCTGTTTTTTCAGAAATAATTCTATTTAATTTCTTCTCTAAAATATCCTGTGCTGGACGACATACCTGCTCTTTGAACATTTTATCTGCGTCTCTTGCAGATGCTAGACTAATTCCTTCTGGAACTCCTATTTTATTAATAGGAACTCTGTGAGCTAATAATATTTCGTCTCTATTTGCCTTTCGGTAAACATTAAATGAAGACTCTTGAGAGCTTGCCTCAATAGGCTCCATTTTAAATTCAACCTTTGAGTCTGGGCTGTCTGGTGGAAGCGGTACATATAACGATCTATGATTTTTACCTTTTAATCCTACCTGGAAAAATTCTAATAATTTTCTTTCGGATTCTGGGGAAAGCTTTGCTCCCTTTACAGTAATAACATATCGTGGAACTGCTTTATTTTCAAAATAGTCTAAATTATATTTACCAGCAAATTCATTTCCAGCCATTGATGTTTGTGCTGCAACTATATCTGGTAGCCCGTAGTAATTATTCATTGGAGTATATTTCTTTAAATGAATAATTTCATTTGGTCTATCTGTTCCATCCGCTATTGGATTAGGGGTTTCTTGATCTCCAAAGTTTCTAAAATATACAGCCTTACCATATAGCAATTGAATAAATCCATCACGCAAACGACGAACACGCATAGTCTTTGCTGGGATATGTCCTATGTATCCTATATTGCCAGCAGTGGTTCTACCAATTTCAATAAAGCCATTACCAGTAGCTTCTAAATCTGTATAGGCTTTAATTAATGTTTCTGTAAATGTTTCTTCTTCGTTTGTTTCTTCTAGCCAATAATCTAAATCTTGACGAAGCTTATTTAATTTTCTACGTGCCCTATCTAATTGTTTTTCATCTGAAATATTGTCTAGTGCATCATTTGCTTTTTTTGTTTCTACGAACGTATACCCAAGCCCTACAATATTTGCAACTTTTGCATTAATTGCTGCGTAATTATAAGGAGATATTTCATAAATCTTTGATAGATATTCTAGGTTGTATACTGGTTGAACGAGATCGAACATTGCATATCCCGTAACTGCCTGCTGCAATAAATTCTGCTGTGTTCCAGTTCCATCTTGACCGATAAATCTTTTAGAAAATTCTCTAGACATCTTTCTACGAAAACTTGTTCCAAGACCATTAACTTTTTTTAACTCTGCTTCTCCAATACTAAATGGATCATTGTCTACTACAACTTCTTTGCTGTTAAATCTCATCCAGTCGGCAGAGTTTGATATATCTATATTTTGTGTAGGATCTGTGTCGTCGTTAATGAACTCCATTATGGTCTTCCTCCATTTTTAATTGAATCTTTATATACACCAATATCTAGTGGGTCTGGTGTTAGTCCCCAATCTAATCTTTGTTTTTGATATTCAAATTCTTCATCATCAATTTTACGTCTGCCTGATAAAAATTTAGGCTGTCCCTCATAAATTCCATAAGATCTTACGGCTTTTGCTAATGTGTCCATTTTTGAGCGGTTGCCTTTTTTAGATGTTATTGATAGAAAATTGCCATCGTCATCGCCAATCCATCTTCCGTCTGGCATTTCCCACACATATATTCCTAGAGTTGTTTCCTCTATTACTTTTTGATTAACATTTTTAATATCCATTAGGTCTCAATTCTACCATTACTTACGGTTAAAGTCCATATATTGTCAAGACAGTTGACATAATTATGAGTTTTGTACCACAATCCAGTCATTATTATATAGATTAACTGAGTTTTCTGACATAAACATGGAAGAATAACTTGTTTGATATAGGTCTCTAGAGGTATATAAACGATAATGATTAATTATAGTATTATAACTTAATGAATTCTGGTAAAATGACATATATTGATATAGGGCTTTTGTTGAACCAGATGACTTGTAGTTGATTGTTGCTAGCCCATATATAGGGTCTGTAAAATTAATCACAACGTGATGTATATCGTTTAATGTAAATATATTAGATATGTCATCTTCTAGAGAAACATCTATACCATTGACATAAATAGACTCTATGTTAGTTTGATTAATTGATCCATCTGTATTCCATGAATATTCGCTGGCTGCCCCGTCTTCATCTATAATTGAGCTAATTAGTAGACCTTTATTTAAACTATATGGTGTATAAAAAAATTCTATTGATTGTTTTAATTGAAATAAATTAATATTAAATCCAGAGTTACTTGGACACAATATTCCATTTCTTGGATCCCTAGATAAAATTGGGTATTTATTTTCTCCTAAATAATAGTCTTTATTTTCAATTTTTGACAAATAGCTTGTTCCATTTTTTGAATACATAATTTGATTATTATAAAAACTAATATTTAAATTATATAATTTTGGTAAATATTTAGAAATGTCCGTTGAGCCTATTGTTATTTTTATATTTAAAACTCTACTATTGTTAAAATTTAATGAGGTGTATTGTGGTATAGACTGTCCGTTGATACACAATTCATAATCTTCTCCATTAATACTAGTTTCAACAGTAATTCCATTATCTCCAAACCAATCTATTTTTGAAGAATTTATAGAAGTTGCTGCTGGTAAGTATATTGTATCTTCTATTACAATAGACTTAGACTCTTGTACGCCACTTTTTTTAATTTGTATATATTGATTTGTTTGGTCATAATATAAATCTTCTGTCACGACTTCTTGCCAGGGCCTATTTAAAGGATATGAATAAGAAAAAACTTTACTTATATCTGTATCGTAAAATTCAAAAATTTCTCCATTGTCTACTTGTATTATTTGAGATGGATTTGTATAGCTATCATTATAATAATGATCTAATATTTTTATATTAGATAGACCATATCTATATACTGCTATATCGTCTATTAAAAATTTATCGTTTAAATTTGATGTGGGCCCAGAGGTTAATAAAATTTCAGTATTGGTAAATGGATTAGAAGATATTGTTTTACTAATGGATAGTTTGCCATCTATATATAAATGAGCTTCTGTTACTAAATATACTGCAACTATATGCATTGATTTATTTATAATTGGTAATGTATATTCTAAAAGTTCTTGATCTAATTTAAAAATGATATTTCCATTTTGGTAAAATATGCCAACATTTTTACTACTATCGGCAAATATTGTTGTTAAAGAATTAGTGGTTATTTCTGGGTAGATCCAGCATTCTAGTGTAAAATCATTATCTCCATAATCTCTTGTAGCAAAACCGCCAGGTGCATTATTTTTATAGTAACTATTAATTATTGGGAAATCTATACTTTTAGATGATGTTATATCTATAGAATATCTTCCTCCTGGAGATAAAGGAAAATATTTTTTATTAGTATCAAAAGTTCCGACATACAGTCCAGTATTAGAGCATCCAGAACTATCTTCTGCAAAATAGTTTATATTTGCATAGTCTTCATATGCATCTAATAAATCTTGATAGGTATCATATTTTTCTAAAATATCAGTAAAGTCAAAAGTAGGATTTGTAGCCACATCATCAAGTTGCCAAAATCCAATAGGATGGTCTTTTAATATTTTAAGTTTATATGACATTTATTGACAACCTCCAATCTACTTATTGTGAGTTAATATATTTCCAGCAAAATACCAATTATATGGATCACAGCTAAACGTATATACATTTTTTGCAACATCTAAAGTTTTCTTTTCAACTTTATTTATTACAGTTTCAGTTATTACTTCTGATATATTTATTTGTTCTTTTAAGAGACTTATATTTATAATTATAATGATATCTCCCTCTTGAACTGATCCCGCTTCTACTACACGATATTCATTATTTCGTTTTACGAATATTGGGTGAGTTTCAGTAAATTGAATTTCTGTATTTTCATTAAAATAGACTCTATCTGTTTTATCAGAAACAATTACATTTGTAACCTGTGTAGATCTTAAGTTTGTTATATTAAGATTTTTAACATTAATTTCAAGTGGGGTTGCATTTGGTTGATTAGACAATCCTAATGCATCAACTGTTAATAATGTATCCCCGACCTTAATATCTTTAGCTGGCTTCATTCCTTCGTTAGTTAACACTAAAGTGTTTTCATCTAGGCATGCTGGGAAATAAGGACCCACTGGGGCAAATCTTGGTGGGAAAAATGGAAAGAACGGTGGGAAATAGGGTGGGAAAAATGGAAAGAACGGTGGGAAATAGGGTGGGAAAAATGGAAAGAACGGTGGGAAATAGGGTGGGAAAAATGGAAAGA